TCAGATAGTAATTCTGCTTTGGTTGAAATTTCGTAAGGTGTTACGATTTCTTTTAGAGTTGCATTTACTTCTTTTAGAGTTGGTGCAGTTGTGTCTCCAAAAGATCCACCTTCTGCGGTTCCTGCTGCAAAGTCTGCGTTACCACCGTCATCTACTGGACGGGTTGTCATTACTCTCCAACCTGATTGTGTCCAAGGTTCTTTCTTCAATAGCTTTGCTACTTCAGACTTGGTGTTTAGCTGGTTGTAAACCTTTGCTCCGTATACAACATTGAAAGCGTTTGCTTGGTTGGCAACTGTAAAATCATTGTCGCCCTTCTCTATGCCGTATCTTTTTGCTATGCCTAGTGTTCCGCCATAGTAGGCGTTTATGTATTCTTCCATTTCCATGTTTAGTTACCTCTCTCTAATCTTTCTAATTCTTCCCATGACTTGTTTACAAGATCATTGAAATCATATTTTGCTTTAGGAGTCTCAATAGTTTTTGGTGCAGGAGTATTCTTGCTACCTGAATATACGTTAAATCCGTATTTCTTTAATGTGGCTAAGGATTTTTCTAAAGAATCTTCTTTGGATTTTTTACCGTATCTTTTTTCATCTTCATCCATTTTTTCTTCGTCCATCTTTTCTTCGTCCTCTTCTTCTTCCTCTTCTTCTTCTTCATCCTCTTCAGCTTTCTCTTCCATCATTTTCTTATCTTCTGCCATATCTGCTAGATAAGCCATGACTTCTTTGAGCTTGCCGAGAGTTTGTTCAAGATCCTTGGTAAGTTCATCTTCCTTATTTAGATCTTCTTCTCTAACTGGTTCTTCTAACGCCTCGACTGCTTCAGGAGCCTCTTTAATTTCTTCTACTGGCTCAGATGCTTCCGATTCATGCGTTCCACATGTGCAACTTGACATGACTACTATTTGAAACGGATTATATATAAAGACTTTTTTGATTTCGGAATCAGAAACCTCTAAGGCCACTTGGACCTGTAGATGTTCCCATGTCTAGCCTAAACTGCATACCTGATGTAGTGCCTGATCCACCATCTGGTTTTTTGTATCTCATGTCAAACCTACCTGGATTATACCACAACTCTGAACAAAAAGCCCTGTCATCTCTTACTTCTTGCCTGTTAGGTATGTTTTCTAATCTTCTTACATTAGATAAACAATTCTCAAACCATACTTTACCTGGTGTTTTCTTTTTAGAAATACTTACTCCTTTTTCTAACATTTGCATTATGTCATTTAAATGATCGTTTGTTTTCTTAAGTGATTCTGTACTTACCGTAGTCATTGTACCTTTACCTAATATATCTGATACTCTTTTACTGCTCCACATCTTACAAGACCAATATCTTGCCTTATACTTAGGACCTGGATTATCGCAGTTATGTCTTGCCCTAAAGTTTCTACGCCTATCTGGATCATCACGTTTTATGTCTAAATTAGGATCTCCAAACTTAACTTGTACAATGTTTCCTTTGTCATTTTTTACATAAACGCCAAACTTCTTTTTACCGTCATTTAATCTAAAAGGTTTGTTTAACTGCACTTTACGACCTTGGTACTCAGCTTTAGCAAGCCTTGAATCATCATGCTCTTCTATTACTTCAAACTCAAATGCTTCAACTGCACCTTCATGTGGTGCATAGTCACCTACCATAAGTACTGGACCATCTTTGTATGCCATCCAGTGATGTCCTTTAGGTGGCTTTACTTTTAAAGATTTCATGTCTTTTTTAGTTGACTTAGGATGACTAGCAGGCAATAAGTCGTAGTCTGTAGTATACTTAGGATTTGAAGGTCTACCTGAACTTAGTAGTCTTAAGAATGCTTTTACACGACCTAATGCCCACTGGTCTCGGCTACGTACGCTAGGTCTGTGACTGGTAGAGAAAGCACCAGCACCCCTACGGAACACTGCTTTTAGTGCGCCCATATTAGCCTTTTTCCCTTTAGCGTTACCTACTTTCTTATTATGTTCTTTAATGTAACCTTCTAATGTTTTGATGTTTGCAGCACTTAATTTTATTCCACCACGTTGACCGCCAGCAGATCCTCTAGGATTCTTGTCACTACCTGTTCTTCTTTCACTAGGCTTTGCTGGTGTCTTTGGATCATCTTTTGCTTTAACTAAATTTATACTCTTAAGTATGTCGTCAAGTATGCCTTTAGATTTGCTATATCTACGTGCTTGTATAGCCCTTTCCTGCCTTACAGCTCCTTCTCTAGTATCATGGCAGCCCAAGACCTTTCTGTCCTTTTTACCAAGTAAACAATATTCTTTGCCCCTACGCTCTATAATTTTCTCAACCATACCTTCTACCTCGTCAAGTGTTACTTGTACTGTAGATTTAGCCATTGCTA